TTTAATGTGGAAGTTGCTAATACACTTTTAGCAACAAAGCCGCAAGTCTATACCACGCAAGCAGATGACGAATTTCTTATAAACAGGATTTCAGGTATAAATACTGGTTTACAAAAAGTCAGTAGGCAAACAATATTACAAGCTGTTCCGACAATCCCTGTAGGAATGTTAGTTCCGTTTGCAGGGCAAATAGCTCCAAGTGGATGGTTAATATGTGCTGGGCAAGAAATAAGTAAAACAAAATATTACATTTTATTTGAAGTAATTGGCTATTCTTATAAAGCACAATCTATGTTATCTAGTGCTGATAACTTTGGCCTACCTGATTTTAGAGGTAGAGTACCTTTAGGTGCAGATAATATGGGCGGCTCGTCTGCAGATGTTGTAAATGATTTAGCAGCAGACACTGTTGGAGCAAAAGGTGGTTCAGCTTCTGCTTTAATTGAAATAGGAAATTTACCAGAGCATAAACACTCGTTATCTAGTTCATCTGGAGCACAATTTTATGCAATAAGAGATATATTTGGCGAATCAAATGATGCAGGGGTAGTAAGATATGATTCTCCCGAATCTAAAGGAGCTGACGGTTTAGGAGGAGGTCAAGCATTATCAAATAGTGGAAATATTGAAACAGACGGTGCAGTTGGTGCACCTATTAATATTATGAATCCGTATACGACCATAAATTACATAATTTATGCAGGACTAGGTTAATATATATGACATATAGAATAAACAAAACAGATGGCGAATTGCTTATAGATTTAACAGATGGTATAATAGATAAAGAATCAACTGATTTAACCTTAATTGGAAAAAATTATAAAGGGTTTGGAGAATCTATTAATGAAAACTTTGTAAAATTATTAGAAAATTTTGCTTCTACATCTCCACCTAGTAATCCTATGATAGGTCAAATGTGGTACGATAAGCAGGATTCAAAGCTTAAAGTTTATAACGGAGTTGATTTTAAATCTGCATCAGGAACTGTTGTAAATAGTTCGCAACCAACCAATCTTATTGCAGGAGACATATGGATTGATAATTTACAAAATAAATTATATCTTTATGATGGAGTTGATTTAACTTTAGTTGGTCCTAATTATAATGCAAATCAAGGAAAAACAGGGTTTGAAACTGCATCACAACTTGACGAAGCGGGAACTGAAAGAACTATACTTAAATTATTTTTAGGAGGAGCATTAGTAGGAGTGTATTCTCCGTCAACTTTTGTAATTCCATTAGCATTTTCTATTCCAGGCTTATCTCCAGATCCAAATGATACAAGTTTAAATCCAAAACAAAAACTATATCGAGGTTTCAATATCGCTAATTTAGATGGGGAAACACCGACTAGCGGATTTTGGTATAACGGAGTAAGTCAAGATGCAAAAGCATTATTAGATGAAAGTGGTAATAGGTTATATGCTGTTGATTTTTTTACTACAACTAGTGATTCTACAACACAAGGTACTATAACAATTAATAATTCAAATGGATTAACAATAAATGACGGAGGAGTATCTTTTGCAAATTTTAAAATAGCAGGTAATACTCTACAAATAGAAAATCAACAAACAGGCTCGGATTTAAATTTACGAGTACGGCAAGGAAATAATTTTTATAATGTTTTTTATGCCGATTCAAGTGAGCTAGAAGTTGAGTTGTTTAAGGGTGTTTCTTTAACTACAGCAGCAGTTATTCCTACTACAACTGTTAATGGAAATTTACAAGTTAATAAAGATGTAAAGATTTCAGGAAATCTTACTGTAGTAGGAGAACAGTTTTATGTAAGTTCTACTGCAATACAAGTGAATGATAAAGCAATAGAGTTAGCAGTCAAGCCTGATGGTACATATGAGCCCGATGTAAACATAGATGGTGGAGGTATATTACTAAGAGGTACACAAGGAACTAAATCTCTTACTTGGATAGATAGTACTGATTCATGGACAAGTAATCAAAATTTAGATTTAAGTATAGATACATTTCCTACTCCTAGTTATAAGATAGGTGGGTCACAAGTTTTAAACAGTACTACGTTGGGATCAACAGTTATCAATAGCAGTTTAGAAAATGTAGGTACATTAACTGGACTTGATGTTTCAGGTACAATAACCACAAGTTATTTTGATATAACAGGATCTACAATAACAAGAACTAATGGGATTAATATAAACATTGATCCAGGTACAAGCGGAGTGCTTTCTTTACAATCACATAGAATAAGTGATGTTACAAATCCTGTAGATCTGCAAGATGTTACTACAAAAAATTATGTTGATACAAAAATCAGAGAAATTACATTAATGCTAAGTATTGATGTATCAGGACTGAACTCACCACAACCTTTACAAATATCTCCAGGACCAACAACTAGTATAGGAAATATTTTAACATCAATGAAAGATCCTACAACAGTTGAAAATTTTGCATATGCAAATGTTTTGGTATGGAGTTATACAAATGCAGTTGTAAAAAATATAGAAATTACTGTAGGAGCTACGGGTACAGGTGCTTTAATTCAAAAATCCTATGTTTCAGTACAAGGTTTAAATAATTCGCAAGAAAGCGTTATCGCAGATATTCAATCTGGGGGCACGGCAGAAGGAATAGTAGAATTTGTTCCATTACGATACTTGTATGTATATCAAAATCAAAACGGTGTTTGGACGTATCTATCTAGAACAGTCGTTAGTTAAATTTAGAAAGAGGTAAAATGAAATGGCTTATATAATTAATAAGTATGACGGTAATCAACTTGCAGTAGTCGAAGATGGAACACTTGATCAGACTACTGATTTAAAGCTAGTTGGCAAAAATTATGCAGGATATGGTGAAATTCAAAATGAAAATTTCATTTTTTTACTTGAAAATTTTGCTGGTAAAAATGAACCACCTAAAGCAATAAATGGCCAACTATGGTTTGATGTAGGTGAAAGTAAATTAAAATTTTATGATGGTACTCAATGGAGAACTACTGGCGGCGCAGAAGTTTCTAATATAAAACCTTCAGGTTTAGCTGTTGGAGATTTTTGGTGGGATACTACAAATGAACAATTATGGGCGTATAGTGGTACAGAATTTATATTAGTAGGACCACAAAGTGCAGGAGATTTAGTAACAAGATTCGAAAGTGCAGAAATTACAGATACGTCGGTTCCTCCAGTAAGTCATTCAGTAATTTTATCTAGGGTTGATAATGAAGTTATACATATTATTGCAAATGAAACGTTTGTGATTAATGATGATAATGAAATACAAGGATTTTCGATAATTAGACCAGGATTGAATTTAACTAATTCAAGCACAGGAGTAACTGAAAATAGTAATGCACGGTTTCATGGTACTGCTACTAATGCAGAAAAATTAGGCGGTAAATCAGCAAGTGATTTTATATCAACTGGTGATGCAGGATTCAGTTCATTAGTAAGATTTAAATCAGATAGCGGATTGACAATAGGTGCTTCAGATGATATTGTTATCAAAGTAGTAAGTGATAACTTTGCAGAAATTGCAAATGAGCAAGGCAATGATATTTATTTTAACGTGAAAGATCAAAATGGCGAAATAAAAAGTCCATTTACTATAAATGCTCAAGGTATTTTTCCAGGACGTACTGCACCCACTGATTCGACAAGCGAAACAAGAAATGTCACTATCGGTAACTCAAATGCTCCGTTTTTTGCAATGTATGCTACGACTTTCCATGGAAAATCAACGGCGTCTGATTCTTTATATTTTTCTAATGCAAATAGGTATCCGTCAACAACTGTAGCTGCAAATACTGTAGCTATCAGAGACGCAAATGGTAATTTATCTGCAAATTTGTTTGAAGGAGTAGCATCTGAAGCTAAATACGCTGACTTGGCGGAAAAATATATTGCCGATCAAAATTATGAACCAGGCACTGTTGTTTGTATAGGCGGTGAACAAGAAATTACTGCGACTATGAAAGATACTGACCCGGTTGTTGGTGTAGTTTCAACAAATCCTGCCTATTTAATGAATAGTGAAAGTGAAGGAATACCTGTAGCTTTAAAGGGTAGAGTTCCTTGTAAAATTGTTGGCAAATGTAAAAAAGGTGACTATCTAATTCCTAAATGCGATATACCAGGAGTTGCCCAAGTTGTACCAATTGGTATCCCAGCATATACAATTATAGGAATAGCTTTAGAAGCTAAAACAGATGAAGAGGTTGGCGTTATTGAAATATTTTTAAAATAAAAGGGAATAAAATGGCAAACGTAACAAATGAAGATAAGATAGAAGCTGATCATTATAATAGTTTATATCAAACAATCTATGATGTATTAGGTCCTGGTGAAGGAAGTTATGGTTATGGGCAAACTTTAAATAGTAGTTTAGTTAATAATAACATGACAGTTAGTGCTCAACAGATGGAAAATTTAAGAAAAGATATTAATAGAGCAAACTTACACCAATTTAATTCTACAACAACATTAGGCGTAATAACGACTGGAGATATGATAGGTGCAGATGCATCTGGACCAGATCCTACTAATTTATCAGAAGAAACTAAAGGACATAATGATTATAATTCAGCAGTTATAGCAATTTACAATAATGCATTATTATTAGGTGAAGATCAGTCTAGCATAGAGACAGCTCTAGAAAGTACTCGAACAACTCCTTGGAATACACAAATAGAACATTCATTCAAAGTTACTTTTACTGACTATAACCATAGACGGTATTTTTTTAATTCCGGAGGAGAAATTAGAATTAACGCCGAATTAAGCGGATCTTCACTACAAGATGACTCTACGAGTAAAGATTATAACTGGGCACAAATGTTAAATAATATGCAAACAATAGTTTTTTCTCATTCTGGAACTTCAAATACAGGGTCATCAGGTACTTCATATAATATTGGTCACGTAAATTTAACAGTTAGTGACACGTTTAGTCCTTCTACAAAAATATTTGAAAAATTTGGTACTGGTGAATTTTATTCAGAAAATAGTTATACAATTTATGCACGTCAAGCGACAGCAAATGCAACAATAATTTATTTTAAAATTGTTATGAGTGATTCGGATTCAGGAGATCAACCGATTTTTCCTCTTCCACCAGGAGGTTCTCCAGGCGGAGTTGATGAAAATGTTTTGTCAGGCGGAGGAAGCATAAGAAGTACGATACGTCAAAGGAGAGCTACAGAAGTTACTCCAGGTACTTCTGTAGAAGTTGCTACACCATCATACGAGAACATTTCAAACTTGTAATATCATAAATCTTTTGAAATTATTTTCTCTGTATATATAATATATATACGGAGATTATATGGATGAAAGATTAGAAAAAGCATTAGAATTTTCAAACTTTATGGTTACATTAGATAACCAAAAAAGAGTAATTCAAGAAGTCTTTAATCAAAATATTGTTTTTTATCATAACGGGTGCCAATTTACTGTTACAAAAGAATTGTTATGTTTTTGTAATATGTTAATTGATAGACATCAAAACTCTGTGGTGTTAATTGACGATAACGACATACCAATTGAAATTGAAAATTTGCAAAAATTTTTAGATGATATTTTAGACATTTATTATTCAGCAAGTAATAAATTTTTTGCAGATTATGCACAAATAAAAAATAATAGAAAAATTGATAAAATAGTAGATTTATGAGTAAAGGAATTTTATTATATGCTAGGAATAATTTGCAAATTGATTATGTAAAGCAAGCATATTTTTTAGCTATACAAGCTAAGAAAATATTAAATTTACCTACTACCGTTGTTACAGATAGTTTTAACTACTTAGAACAAAATTTTCCTAATTACAATAAAATATTTGATAGAGTAATTAAAGTAGTATGGAATGATACAGACATTGCATTAAACACAGTTTTAAGTAGATATGAGAATCATACTTCTAGAACTTATAAAGATGGAGCATTATATAGTAAAAAATTACAGTTTAAAAACCAATTACGTTCTACTGCATATGATATTTCGCCTTATGACGAAACAATACTGTTAGATACAGATTATTTGATATTAAATAAAAATCTAGAAGTTTGCTTTAGCCAAGCAAATGATTTTTTGATTTATGATGATGCATATGACTTATGTACTTTTAGAGATCATACGGAATTTAGTTATTTGTCTGATGCTGGAATTAAGTTTTATTGGGCAACTGCAGTTTTTTTTAGAAAAACTAATGAAAATAAAATATTTTTCGATTTGTTACAGCATATCCAGGATAATTGGCAACATTATAGATCTATGTATCAAATAAAAACAAATATTTTTAGAAATGATCATCTTTTTAGCATAGCAATACATATTATGAATGGTTATAAAAAAGGCACTTTTGCAAGACCTTTACCAGGTAAATTGTTTTATACAAGTGATAGAGATATTTGTTGGCAAATTAGAAACAATAGTGTGATTTTTTTGTTACAAAAGAAAGATTATAATGGCGAGTACACCCTTGTAAATTGGAAAGAGCACAATATTCATGTTATGAATAAATTCAGTTTAAATAGATGTATAGATGAGTATTTACATGAGTAAAGGTTTTTTAGTTTATGCAAACGGTGAATTATATTTGCATCAAGCGTATGTATTAGCTTTAAGTTTAAAAAGAACTAATAATAAATTTCCTATTAGTATTGTAACTGATAATAATGTTCCTAATCATATAAAAAAGGTTTTTGACAATATTATTACAGTGCCTTGGAAAGACCAAGAGGATGATTCTAGATATCAAATTTTTTCGAGATGGAAATTATATCATTGCACACCATATGAAGAAACTGTTGTTTTAGATAGTGATTTATTAGTGCTAGAAAATATAGATCATTGGTGGGAGTTTTTAGGAAAATATTATTTATATTTTCCTACTAAGGCGTACACATATAGGGGAGATATAGTTACAAGTAATTATTATAGGAAACAATTTGATAATAATAATTTGCCTAACATATATTCTACAATTTTTTATTTTAAGAAAAATGATATTTCACATCAATTTTTTAAATGGGTAGAAATAGTAAATAACAACTGGCAATTATTTTATGGATCATTTTGTAAAAATAATTATCCAAAAAATCCTAGTATGGATTTAACTCATGCAATTGTAAGTAAAATTTTAAATATAGATAATGTAATAACTAATAAGTTAGAAAAAACAATTTTTTTCACACATATGAAGCCCATGATACAAGATTGGAAATATCCTGAAGAAGATTGGCAATTTAAAATTGGAACTTATTTGACTAGAGACTTGAGATTATTAATTGGTAATTATTTACAAAAAGGAATATTTCATTATGCTAGCAATAATTTTATCAATGACGATATAATTAAAAAATATGAAAGTGCTTAATTTATGTTTATCACATATGATGAAAATACCGGTAGAATATTAGATATTCTAAATTTTAAAAAAGATAAAGAATGTATAGAAGTTGATTACGAAGATGTAAAAAATTTAATTAATGGTATAGAATCTTTTTCTAATTATAAAGTTAGCTATAATGCTTTAACGAATAAAATGGAATTAATAGCAAATGAAATAAATTATTATAAAAATTTGACCATTGATAAATTGGTTTACCGAATACCAACAGGAAATATTTCAAATGATTCAGAAATAACTATCGTACAAGACTTTAAAAATACATGTTGGAAATTTTTACCTTCATATCAATTGTGTAATAAAATTATAGATAAAAAAATATTCTTAAATAGGAATTTATTTTTTAGCATTACTGAAGAATACAATCCTAATGTTCTTTACAAATCATTAGCCGTTAATTTACAACAGTTTATTAAACAAAAATATTTTATATTACCTTTTAGTTTTAATTTTGAATCTAATAAAAATTGTAATATAAGTTTGTATACAAATAAAATTTTTGAATCATATCTTCATATAAGGAATAATGACTAATAGTGTTAAAGTTTTAGATTATGATATAATTTATTTAAGTTATGATGAGCCAAATGCAGAAAAAAATTATTCTGATTTGTGTAAAAAAGTTCCGTGGGCTAAACGAGTACATGGTGTAAAAGGATCAGATAACGCACACAAAGCTTGTGCAGAGTTATCAGAAACAGATAGATTTGTTACAATAGACGGTGATAATATTGTAACAGAGAATTTGCTTCAGCAAGAAGTAGAAATTGAATCTCATGTTGTTTTAGAAAAATCAGTAATTTCTTGGTCTGCTTATAATATTATAAATGGTTTAATTTATGGCAATGGAGGAATAAAATGCTGGCCAAAAGAATATGCATTAAATATGAAAACTCATGAAAATGCTGATCCTAATAATTTACAAGCACAAGTTGAATTTTGTTGGGATATAAATTATATTCAAGTTGATCATTGTTTTTCTACAATTTATAATAATGCTACTCCACAGCAAGCGTGGAGAGCAGGTTTTAGAGAAGGTGTAAAAATGTCTCTAGAACAAGGAAAAAAACCAACTATAGAAGAATTTAAAAAAAACCATTGGAGAAATTTACATAGATTATATATATGGTGTATGATTGGTTTAGATATACAGAATGGTGATTGGGCAATATATGGAGCTAGAGAAGGATTATATAAAACCATGTGTACAGATTGGGATTATATAAATGTTAGAGATTTTGAATATTTAAATAATTTATGGAAAAAAGAGTATGAAAATATATCAGAAAACAATTTACATAACAACATTGAATATGTAGGTAAAGAATTAATAAAATATTTAGAAATACCGATTTCAAAAGTACCATTAGAAAATGATCAAAGCGTTTTTTTTAAAAAAGTATATAATAATCCTACTAGATTAGGAAAAAATTTTTATTAAGGAGTTTTTGTTTTGGGATTAGAAAATCTAGTCAAATTCAAATATGATGTAATGGACAAAATTAGTCCTACTTTTTGTGCAGCAAAATGGAAACAAGTCACAATTCATTTACAGAATGGTCACACTCACAGTTGCCATCATCCTGTAACACATAAAGTTCCGTTAGACGAATTAAAAGAAAATCCAAGTGCTTTGCATAATACTAAGCATAAGAAAATGTTGCGGAAAATGATGCTAGAAGGAGAAAGACCTCCAGAATGTGATTATTGTTGGCGGGTAGAAGATAATAACAGCGATAGTATAAGCGATAGAGTTTTTAAAACTGCTGATACATGGTCGGCACCATATATCGATGATATAAAAAATAAACCTTGGGATGTAGATGAAGTACCTTCGTATTTAGAAGTAAGTTTTGGAAATGTATGTAACTTTAAATGTAGTTACTGCGCTCCTCATATCAGTAGTAAATGGATGGAAGAAATTGAAGCTTATGGTGCATATCCTACAGCTGATAGTTTTAATAATATTGATACACTTAAAAAGCAAAACACATTGCCAATACCTTATAAAGATAAAAATCCATATATAGATGCATTTTGGAAATGGTGGCCTGATATAGCTAATAAAGTTGAACATTTTAGAATAACTGGAGGAGAACCATTATTGAATAAAGAAACTTATAAATTTTTGGATTATATAATTGAAAATCCTAATCCAAATTTAAATTTAAGTATCAATGCTAATATGTGTCCTCCAACTGATTTATTAAATAAATTTATAGAAAAAGTTAAAATAATAATTAATGAAAAGAAAGTTAAAAAATTTAAAGTTTTTACCAGTTGCGAAGCGCATGGTAATCAAGCAGAATATATTAGATTTGGTTTAGATTATAATTTATGGTTGTCTAATATAGAAAAAATGTTAAAAGAAGTTCCAGGTTTAGGTTTTACAATTATGAGTACTTATAATGCACTAAGTATTCCAAGCTATATTGATTTTTTAAAAGATGTTGTAAGATTAAAAAAAGAATACTGGAATCCTAAATTTTATACATCATCACCTGTATTGTTAGATATACCTTATTTAAGATATCCTACACATCAATCTGTTTTTATTTTAACTGAAGATTTTGTTAAAGATGTTTATGATCAAGTAACATTTATCTATACTAATCTAGAAAATAAGAATTGGCAAGGTAGCGCAATGATGGGATTTCATGAACACGAAGCAGAAAGGATGAAAAGAATTTACGAAATGGTATTGACCCATCCTAAAAAAGAGAATGAAGCATATAATGATTACAATAGGAAAAATTTTCGATTATTCGTAGATGAGCACGACAAACGAAGAAACACAAACTTTGTTCAAACATTTCCACAAATGGAAGAATTTTATAAACATTGTGGAACTTTTTTATAGATAAATAAAAATATGTCTAATACACACAAATTAATATTTGGTTATGATTATGTTTTTCCTAATTTTTTTGTGCCAAATGCTTTGTGGCCAGAATTATTTCATTTAAATTATATGTATAGCCAGCATGTAGCTACAAGATCTGATCAAGCTTTAACTTCTCCGAATATGGAAACAGATTATTTAAAAATTCATCAGTTTCTATTTCGCAACCAAAAAGGACATTGGCCTAACAGCACTAATCACAGTAATATATTAGCAAATTCATATTATAAAAAAGTAAAAATTATAGAAAAATCTGTATATGATTGTAAAAGACATAACGAAAAATATATATATCCTATAAAAATGTCTCCTCATATAGAAGATTTTTCTGGTTATGATTTAAACACTAAATTAAGTGGAGAATTTTTTTGGAAATATATATCTAAACAGGTCTTAGAAGATGTTCAAAATAGAAAATGTGTTATATTTTTAGATTATGGGCAGGAAAATTTTATAGATAAACTTACATATGAAAAGTTACATAATTCTTTACGTGGATGTAATATACCTGCAGATCAAATTGTACTCGGTTTTAATACTTTCAATGGTAAATCATTATACGAAAAATGGTTTGCTCCTGAAAGACAACGGTTAAAAGTTTTTAATTTTCCTTTTGTAATATGTCAGTCTAGTTTTACTTATTCGACAAAACCAGTTAATGATGTTAGAAAATTGAAAAAGGTACAAAGGAAATACTATTTTTTATTTAAGGTTAGATCACCAAGACAACATAGATTGTTTTTTCTTGCTGCTTTTACAACAAAAAATTTACTCCACAAGATAGATTGGTCTTGTTTGAATCCAAATGTGTTTGATGTAGGTACATTGTCGTGGATGGCAGATAAATTTAATACACAATTAAATCATGATAAAATTTTAGCTTTGCATAAGATTTTACCAAAAAATTTGCATTATGAGCCTAGATCTACAGTAGATAGTGTTGCAGATTGGCCAAACGAGGCACCTATTTCTTACAATCAAAGTTACATATATATATGTTCAGAGACATTTACTCATGGAGAGCATAAATCTCTTACTGAAAAAGTTTTTAAACCGATTGCACATTTTATGCCATTTATTTTTATAGCGTTTCCCGGTGCTTTAAAAATGTTACACAAATTAGGATTTAAAACCTTTCATCCTTATATTAACGAATCTTATGATTCGATTGAAAATGAAAGTCATAGATTCAGGGCGATATTAAATGAAATAGAAAGGTTAGCTGCATTGCCTATAGATGAAATAGAAAAAATGTATTGGTCAATGTATGAAATATACGAACATAATTATAAAGTATTAATTAATTTTAATGATAGTGAAAAATTGAATTTAGAAATGCTAAATTTTTTGCAAAGTAAAATAGAAAATACATGAATTACAAAAAGAAAAAATGGAATGAGTTTGATATAAGTTATCTAACTACTTTTGATAAAGAGATTCCTATTTTTACTCCTAGTGTATATCACGAATACAGAGGGCAAATATTTACTACATATCATTCTACATATCATCCTGTAAATAATTTTGTAACAATTAATTCAAATATACATAGCAGATTTTCTAAATCTTATAAAAATGTTCTAAGAGGGTTGCATTATGATAATAAAACTTATAAATTAGTGCAGGCTATCGTAGGAGATATTTACTTGGTTGTTTTAGATGTTAGGGCCGATAGCTCTACGTTCGGAAAATGGGAATCATATGTAATTAACGATAAATTACGAGATCAAGTTTTGATACCTCCTGGGTTCGCAAACGGTCATTTTGCATTGTCGGATTGTATTTTTCATTACACTATGTTTTATAATGGAGATTATGTAGACGAAAATAAACAAAGCGTTATTAAATGGAACGATCCTCAATATGAAATTGAGTGGCCTACAGATTGCCCTATATTACAAAAGAGAGATATATGAAAATATATAAAAAGATATTGTCTTTTGGATGTAGCTTTACTGAAGGTAATGGTCTTGAAACTCCATATTATCATCAATATTTATCTAGTAATTTAGGTAATAAAAATAATTTAGAATTAGAGACTATATATAGAGATTATATGTATAATAATTCTTATCCGGCGTATCTTGCAAGAAATCTTAATTGTGATTTTGATAATTTTGCTGTATCTGGATCGTCAAACAGTTTAATTTTTAAAAAATTATATGAAAAAACTCAAAACGTAGAAAATGGAAGTGATTTGCTTGTAACTGTACAAACTACACTTTTGTCAAGAATTATGGTATATGATATTAAACAAGAAAAATTTTTAACAATTAGCAATTTTGAAAGAATACTAGATTATGCTAAAAAATATTATGAAATGTATTTGCGGCATTTTTATGATAAAGAAATAGAATACAGAAATCTTTTGCAAAATATTGAGGTTCATACAAAATATTTGCAATCAAAAAATATTAATGTAGTTTGGTTGATGTATGAAACAGGCGATACTTTAAAAAGTTCAAAAACTATACTAACATTTGACGGAACAGATTTATCGCAATTTATCGCAAATCAAAAATTAAGGTTACTAGATTTACCTAATTTTCCTGTAAATAACCAACATTTTTCTGTAGAAGGGCATGAAGTAATCGCAAATAGAATTATAGAACATTTAAAAGGTAAGTATGATTAAAAATTTAGAAAAATATCCAATAGTAAGGCATATAGAGTATGATAAGAATGATTTAATTGATTTTGAAAATAAAATTGTTATACATTGGGAATCAGGTAAAATAAGAGGACCTGTGCATTTGTCAAATGGCAATGAAATAGAATTAATTGAAATTTTCCAGCGGATAAAAAAATCTGATTGGGTGTTTTCTACATGGAGAAATCATTATCATGCATTATTAAAAGGAATAGATCAAAATTGGTTAGAAGATGAAATTTTAAAAGGTAAAAGTATAACTATTTGTAATATTGATGAAAAATTTTATAGTTCTGCAATTGTAGGAGGTGGTTTGTCTATTGCTTTAGGAGTAGCTGCATCTATAAAACGTAATGGATATAATGATAAAGTTTGGTGTTTTGTAGGAGACATGTGCTATGAATCGGGTATTTTTTATGAAGTACATAAATATTCTAGGAATTTTGATTTGCCTATATATTTTATTGTAGAAGATAACGGTCTTTCTACTAACACACCTACAAAGCATACGTGGAATAAAACATCGTCTATTCCAGAGGACATAATTCATTATACTTATCAATCGAAATATCCTCATTATGGTACAGGGAAATGGGTGGTATTTTGAAATTTGTTTATGAAAATTGGTTTGTACAAGAGGGAATACGATATCCCTTACCTAATGGATTGCATAAAAAAATTGTTGATCAGTTATTAGAATTACTTAACGGAACAACAATGACATTGAGCGAAGCGCAAAAAGTTGTGTCTGCAAGAGTATCAGGTGATGTATTTGTTTTTAATCATTGTAATTTGAATGGCTACTTTCTTAAAGATAAAGGTGTGCAAAATTTCTGTTCATTAGATGAAGTTGTGTACGGTAACGAGTATTTCTATCCTATAGAAATAAGAACATCTCCAAATACTACATATCAAAAACTATGCGTTCAAATAGATGGCCGTCAACATTCTTATAAATTAATAGATACTTTGTCTGAGAAGACTAAAAAATTATTGCAATACGGAACAGTAAAGATAGTTTTTAATCAAGCTCAAGATCCTTTAAACAATACAATTGATCTTGACATAATGCAAAGTGACTTTAACCGGTATAATGTGCCGAGCAAAAATCTGATTTTTATTGCTGGAAACAAATATAGCGAATATAAAAAACACAGTCCGAAATGCGGTATAAAACTTACTGATGCAACACTGATGATTTCTCAACAAGTAGCAACTAATGCAACATATTATCCTAAACATACTAGTTTAGGTTATATCTCAGACTTAGTACGCGAAGATGATCTAGATTCAAACAATATTAGAGAAAATAGATTTATTTGTTTTAACAGGATGATGCGTCCGCATAGAATTGCAATGGCATATGTTGCAATTAAATTAAACTTGTTAGATAATAATATTTTTACGTTCCTTAATTTGGATGCCAATAACGACGTAGAGCATTTTAAGAATTGTATAAAGCAACACTTTCCGAATGAAACTAACCCTGATCACTATGCAAAAAGCCTTTTTGAGATAATTCCGTATGAATTAGAAACACAGCATTTAAAAGACAAAGGCAGTTTTACAATTGATAATACTAATAAAAAACATTTTTTAAATTCGTATGTCAATATAATTACTGAGACTAAATTTGATGCAAATGTAGACACATTTATATCAGAAAAAACATGGAGACCAATTAGTAATTTACAGCCGTTTATTTTGTTAAATAGTGCATATAGTTTGCAATATTTAAAAGATTTAGGATTTAAAACATTCCATCCTTTTATAAACGAAACTTACGACAATTTTACTAGTATAGAAATACGTTATGAGCGTATATTTAATGAAATTAAAAAATTAAATGATATGCCGATACAAGAGTTACATGATTGGTATTATAGTATTACTGATATTTTAGTACACAATCAAAAACATTTATATACACTAAAAGACATAAGTCCATTTAAAGATACTTGGAATGATTTAAAAAGGTTTTATTATGACTAAGGTTTTAATTACAGGTGGTGCAGGATATCTAGGATCAACTATTTCTGAACATCTCCTTAGTAAAGGGTACAGTGTAACAGTATTAGATAATTTAATGTATAAACAATTAAGTTTATTGCACCTATTTAAATATAATAAATTTAATTTTGTAAAAGACGATGTAAGAAATGTTGAGCTTTTGCAAAATTTAGTAAAAGAACACGATGTTATTATACCTTTGGCTGCTATTGTAGGGATGTCAGCTTGTGAAGTAAATCCTAATCTTAGCATAGATGTAAATTATAGGCAAATAGTAAATATTGTAAGGGTATTAAAAAGCCATCAAAAACTTATAATGCCTAATACAAACAGTCAGTATGGATCTAGCGAAGAAATTATCACAGAAAACAGTCCTTTTATACCATTGAGTTTATATGCTAAAACAAAATGTGATGCAGAAGATGTAGTCATAGCAGCAAAAGGTGTAGCATTAAGATTGGCTACAGTATTTGGTATAGGAACTAGAATGCGTCAAGACCTTTTGGTTAATGATTTTGTATATAAAGCAGTTACAGATGGTTATTTGGTTTTATTTGAATCTAACTTTAAGAGAAATTATATTCATGTACAAGATATAGCAAGAGTATTTGAATTTGTAATAGAAAATTATGACAAGTGTTTTGGGGAAGCATTTAATGTAGGACTATCAACTGCTAATTTAAGTAAGATAGAATTAGCTGAAAAAATTAAAAAACATCTTCCTAGTCTTGTTATAAAACAAGATGAGTTTAGACAAGATTTTGATAAAAGAAATTATATAGTCAGTAATGAAAAAATTGAATCAATAGGTTTTCATCCAAAATATGATTTAGATTATGGAATAACACAGTTAATAAATGCATACAGCGTTATAATTACTTATAATAATAGGAGTTTTACAAACTTATGACACAACAAAAAAGAGAAAGACGATATTTGCAAACCCTTAGTGAGTTAATTGATCGTTTAAGTATTGTACAACTTAAAGAAGTTTTTATTACAGAATACAAAGATGAATACTCGCAAGAAATTGAGGATATAGTCCATGACATACAGATTATATTAGATGAAAATAATGCAGTAGTAGATGCTAAAACAATTAGAGCTATCATTGTATGTTCTCAAATGAATTTACATATTTGGCACAACGAATCAAAATTTCGTAAAGGAGAAAAAGAAGGTAACTTAGAACTAACTCATGGGTTGAATGGAATAAGAAATACTAGTAAAAATATAATACAAGAAATTATAGGGGGTAGAAAAGATTATAAAGTAGATTGTTTAGCAGCTGATTTTAAAGATTGGGAAATCAGCTGGCCGGATTAAATAAAACATGAAACTAAAAAAAGATAAAATTATAAAAGGTTTTTTGTTTGCTGGATGTTCATTTACTTGGGGCCAAGGATTGTATTATTATAGTGGAATGTCTTCAGTAAAAGAGCAACCATTGAATACTTATAAGCCGGAAATTTTACATTACACACATATAGAATTCGCTAAATCTTTAAGATATCCTCGTCTAGTAGCTAATTATTTTAATAGTTTTGAATTGGTTCATCCTGCATGTGGAGGGTCACACGAAAGTATCATAAAATTTTGGGATTGTGCAATTTTTAAAAACGGTGGAAATGTTGATGATATACACGTGCCTAATATAGATGCTAATGACATTCAATTTGTAATATTTCAGCTAACACAGCCTCATAGATGTACTTTTAGTATAGGAAAAAAACAGGTAATGACGTATTGCGATGCCTTAGAACCAGAAAATAGAAGATATCTCAGAAGTTGGATGAAAAAAAATAAGATACCTACTATAGAAAAATATGTAGAATGGTATACTATTCGTAGTCTCACTAGTGTAAGACAGTTTATGAGCCGTTTAGAAGATATTGGAATAAAAACAGCAATATTTACATGGCCTGCAACAAATGTACAATATTGTAGGAATGATGATTGGCTAAGATCTCGATACATATCAATGCGTTATAAAAGCTCTGCTTATAATAGTATTGAACGTATGATGGAGGATAACCAAGAACTTTGTATACATGCCGATTACGACAACTTTGATATAACTCCTACTGATAGTCATCCTAGTTTATTATGCCATAAAGTTATGGCAGAAAATATTATAAATTATATAAATATCAGAGGTTTAAATGAATGATAGATTTTTTGCATTTGGATGTAGTTTTACAAATTGGAACTATCCTACATGGGCAGACTTCATAGGTATTAATTTTAAAGAATACAGAAATATAGGCAGAACTGGTGGATCAAATCTACATATGCTAGAAAAATTAGTTGAAATAGATAATAGATTTGGTTTAGATCAAAATGATACTGTATATATTATGTTAACTGGTGTTTTTAGATTTAGTTATTGTGATAACAACGAAAATTGGAATTATGATGGAGATCTAATTAATTATGTTGCAAAGAATAACAGGACTCCGATGCGTAATTTTATAAAAGACATCTATAACGAAACTTTTGCTGTACACCAAACTTGGACGGCTGTTTTAGCTATGAAATCTATTCTTGAATCTAAGAAAGTAAAACATAAAATTTTGATGGGAATTGACAATAGTCATTACTTGCAGCGTAACTCACATGAACATGGTAGAGATCTAACTAATAGCATAAAATCTATAAACAAAATGAAACAAGTTTACGAAATTTGTGATTTAGATACTAGTTTAGAAAGTTGGCTTATAGAACATAAAATATATCAAGAAGTAGCAATACAATATAAAGACGGAACAGTAGACGGACATCCAAACTACACTAGTCAGTTTAGATTTATTGAACGCAATTTTCCAGAATATTATACAGATGCGTCTAAAAAATTACAGCAAGTAACTACTCAAGAATGTCAATTTTTAAATCAACGGCAGCAAGCAAGAGATTGGGATAAAATAAGAAGACGATTTACAAAAATGGATACAGAAAATGGAAACACTTTATAAACAAGAATTAATTAATGCAATGACATATTTAGGAGAAAAGGACGATACTATATTTGTTGGACAACAAATTGTGTTCAAAGGTAATCCTATGAGCACTACTTTAGTAAATGTTTCTAAAGACAAAATGATAGAAACTCCTGTTTTTGAAGAAATACAAATGGGGCTAGGATTAGGATTAGCAGTAGCAGGACAGTTTGTAATTAGCTTTTATCCTAGATGGGATTTTTTATTAAGCGCATCCAATCAACTAGTAAATCATGTTGATAAATTTAGTTTAATGACTAATAAAACTGTTGGTATGATCATTAGAGTAGGCAAAGGTGCTGATACCCCATTAGATCCAGGAGTCCAGCATAAAGGAAATTATTTACAAGAATTTAAGTCGTTGTGTAAAAATATAAATTTTGTAGATTTAGATGGACCTGATAAAATTTTTCAAAGTTATAAGGATGCTTATGAATATAAAGGTATACACTTATTGGTCGAATATCCAGAATTATATATTTAATAATTTTTTATGTATGATGTTTTTTATATAGGCAAAAATTTAACAGAATATCAAAAGTTAAAAGATCTTATTCCCACCACAAAGTTAGTACACAATTTTCAAGAAGCTGTTTTAAAAAATAATACTAAAATGTTTTGGACAGTTTATGATGATTTGGTAATTTTAGATTATGAAATATTTAGATTGAAAATAAATGAATATGACGAAAAATATATTCATGTATTTTTAAATGATAAAAATTACGATGGTTTAGCACTTGTACCAAAAGGTAAACAAGTAACCGAAAAAGAAGTTAATCATCGTTTTTTTATTGAGCACAAAAAAATTGAAAGAAAAGTTACACATCCTAAACGATTTGATATTTTTTGTATTGAAACATGGGAGGATTACGAACATGCTCTTAAAAAATCTAGTACAGAAATGTTTTGGGCAACAAGTAGTAATATAAAGATATGTAAAAATTTTGATTTAAATTTTTATTTTAGTCATCATGATAGTTATAACAGACAAGAAAATCATGTATTTCAACATCTAGTAGGAGATGATGTATTTTACAACGGTTTATTTTTATTAAGTAAAAATAAATTACTAACAAAAAAGGAAGTAGAGTATAGACATATTGTTAGCAGGAAAGAATGGGAAATTTGTGCGTCTACGTCCGTTGAATATGATATATTTGAAATTAATAATTTTGAAGATTACAACTACGCTTTAACAAAATCTAAAACAGAAATGTTTTGGAGCACATCAAAGCAAGTCACAGTAATAGATAAAGATATTATGAAGACGTATTTTAATCATAATGATATCTATAATAGGCACGAAAATCATGCTTTTGTAAATTTATGTAATAATGAAGAGTTGTATAATGGAATTTTTTTACTTAGTAAACACAAAAAAGTAGCAAAAAATGAAATAGATTTTAGACACATAGTATCTTGCAAAAAATGGCAAATAATTGCATCAAAACATAAAGTTTATGATGTAGTATTTGTCAGTTATAATGAAAAAAATGCAGATGAAAATTTTGAGATTTTGAAACAAAAATATCCAGAAGCAATACGCATACACGGAATTAAAGGAATACATGAGGCACATATAGCAGGAGCAAAGTTAGCTAAATCAGATATGGTTTGGTTTATTGATGCAGATGCAATGCTTTTAGAAGATTTTACACTAGAATATTTTGTTGATATTTGGGACAGGCAAACCGTGCATGTTTGGGCATCAAAAAATCCAATAAATGATTTAGTGTATGGATATGGTGGAGTTAAATTATTCCCAAGAATTTTAACAATTAACATGAAAAAAGATAGCACTGATATGACAACATCTATTTCAAATAGATTTAAACCTATGAAATCTGTGTCTAATATTACAAAATTTAATACAGATCCTTTTAATACTTGGAAGAGTGCTTTTAGAGAATGTTGTAAATTAAGTTCTAGTGTTATAGAAAAAAACCAATCAAAAGATGTGTTTATATCTGTAGAAGATTCTAAAAAAGCTGAAGAAGAACGGGAACATAGATTAAATATTTGGTGTACAGAAGGTGCAATTAAAAAATATGGAAATTATTGTATCTTAGGAGCTAAAGATGGTAGAGATTATGGACAAAAAAACAAAAATGATATAGAAAAGTTAAAATTAATTAATAATTTTCAATGGTTACATGAGAGATTTTCAAAATATTCCTTTTCATAAAATTGTTAAGCTAGGACAATCTACATTATTACATAAAGATTTGTTTACAGTTTCTTGGATTATAGATAGATTTTGTAATTATAATTGTACGTATTGTTGGCCTTATGCAAGATCAAGCACTACTGCTTTTTTAAATTTTTCTGTTTATGAAAATGCAATTGTAAGAATTAAAGATCAAGCAAGAAAAAATGGTTTTCAAAAATTCCATTTTAGCTTTAGTGGAGGCGAACCTACTGCTTATTTGCATTTATTGAAATTAATTGATATATATGCAAAAGATAATGTTGATTATCAAAGTATACATATGACAACTAATTTATCACCTTCATTAAAATGGTGGAATAAATGGGTCAAAAAAGTAAGTAAATTATCTCGAAAAAGTATTACAGCAAGTTATCATGATGAATTTGCAGACGAGGATGAATTTATAAAAAAATGTTTGTTTTTACAAGAACATGATATTTTTATCACAATAAATCAAGTAATGGTACCTAGTAGATTTGATTTATTGTATGAAAGATGTGTAAGGTTTAAAAATGCTGGAATAAATGTAACTTTAAAACCACAGAGTGATCCTACTGCAAAATTTATTGTTAATGAGTACACAGATGATCAAATAAAAATTTTAAAAACAGGATTCCCTCAAAAATGGAAAGGTGTAGAACTATTACAGGTAGAATTGTACGATAATAATAATAATGTTTATTACCTTGATCAAGCAGAAAGATTAAATGCATTTAAATTTAATAAATTTAAAGGATGGAATTGCAATGCAGGATTTCAAAGTATAATAATACGGGAAGATGAAATAAAAAGATCTTATAGTTGTGCAGATAAGCCAATAGGAAAAATTTATGAAGATTTTAATATATTTACAACAGCAGGAAAATGTGTAACTGATAGTTGTGTGTCGAGTGCAGACAGTAAAATTCCTAAAGAATATATTACAAAATAGTTCTGTCTTTGTTTAATTGGTATACAACTTCAAAATTATGCATAATTGTTAGAAACATGTCTCGATAAAGTTCTTTTAATTGTTTTATTGATAAAGAATCTATATAATTAATTACATCCATAATTTTTTTTAATCTTTCTGTGTGATTAGTTGTAGTATCATATGATTCGTCCCAGTAGTTATTAAATGTTTTAAATCCTAATTTTTTTATGTATTCTAAAGAATAAGGTGCGCCTACTACAATAAATGGTTTCTTGAACAACATAGGTAACAAAGTTTTTTCACTTATATAAGCGTTAGGCTGAGCAAATCTTGTTTCGGTTGCAATGCAGCAGAAAATTTGATCATATGCATCAGGTAGCGTTAGATTAGTTTTTTCATATTTAGATAAAGGAAGGCCGGTATTTATATTGTTTTCATCTAAATTATACTCTATGTTAGATTTAGTGATTCGTTTCATGTCTATAAAATAATCATTAGAATTTAATGTTTTTCTATTTTCTAATAATTTTTCCATATTTAATTTTTTAGATTCAAACCAAGGCAATCTTTCCCAATTTATAGAACTACAATATGGCCAACTATATAGACCGTCTTTATCAATAAGATAAGATAAAATTATTTCCCTAAAAGGAATATATCTACCAT